AAGGAAGCCGACGATTTAGATCTTACAGGTAATGCAAAACTAAAGTATATCCAAGAGAAAACTGGTTTAGCGACAGAAAAAGCCAAGTTAGATAATCAGAAGAAAGAACTAGATCTAAGTCAATTAGACAGAGCCGATAAAAAGTCTTTGGATGAGGAGCAAGCTAAGCTGATTACACTGAGACGAAGTATAGCGGATCTTGAAACAATCTTGGCTAATAATGACCTCATATACACAACAAGTCCTTTTGACCAGGCTGCACAATTAAGTGATAGCATTTTTGACACTGATAATCCTCGCTATGTAATGACTGCATTTGTTAATAACACATTATCAGACAATGCAATAAGTGTTCTGAAAGATACATTTGGAGGCAACATCTCAGACGGAGAGCGATTGGCTTTAATAGATTTGCAAGGTGTTTCAGCAAGAAGTGCTGAGATTCGTGCGGAAATCCTTGGGAGGAATTTATGGTACGTTAGAACAAAATTAGCGGAAACAGAAGACAAGATTAAAGGCATTAAAAACCGAACATTATACCGTGTTACAAAAGAGGGGGAAGAGTAATGGCTACAGTTAAGCAACCATATAAGGGTCAACGTGAGCCCGCTCCTGAATACGTAGTTGGACCCTATGGACCAGTTGCGCCAGTTGATGTTACTTCGATATCTGCTTCTGATATTGGAAATACGGCTCGTGGTCTTGGTCTAGGCTTGGGTCTTAACTACACCGATGAGCTTGAGGCTCAAATCAGAACACTTAAAGGCGATGAGACTTACGAAGAAGAACTAGCTGCTATAACTAGAGATTACGAACGATTCTCTGATGAAAACCCTAAAACAGCCTTAGCAGCAGAATTGGGAGGCGCATTTGCTCCTCTGGCGCTCTCAATGCTTCTGTCAGGTCCAACTGGCGGGACCAGTACTTTTGGGCCTTTAGCTAATATAGGTAATATAATGCAGAAAGCAACGCTAGCGGAAAAAGCAAAGCGCTTCGCTCCTGTCGTACTCAATCGCTTAGGTCCTAAAACAAAAGGAGTATTGAAAAATGTAGGAATTGGAGGCGGAATCGGAGCAGTTGCTGCAACAGGAGATGCACCTCCTGGAGAAAGACTTCAACAAATACTTCCAGGCGCTTTGCTCGGAATTCTTCCTGGTGTTGCTGTTCCTGCTGTGAGTGGAACAAAGACATTCCTAGGCAACCTGTGGAAAAAATTCAGGAATAAAGACAGTGACGCTGAAGATATTGCTCTTCAAAAGATGACTGAGAAACTGTACGAAAACGAAGACTATACAGATATTCTTGCTGAGCTAGCTTTAAGTGAAGCGCAAGATGTTCCTATTCCCTTAGGCGGAGCAACTCCAAAATTACAAGCAGCCACGGGCACGCTCACCAAAATCTCTGATCCTGAAGTAACAGATTTTATAGAAAAGGGAATAAGCAAATTATCACCAGAAGCTGCGCGCCAGCGAATCAAGGACCGCGTGGTAGAATTAATGGGAGGAAAAGACTTTTATGCCGAAGCAGCCATTCTACAAAAAAATCTAAATAAAGTAGGTGCTGAAGGCTACCGAGAGGCTTATAAATTGGGAGTTGTGGACGATCCAAGGATTAATGCACTTCTTCAGACTAACACTTTTCAAAAGGTTTTTGAAAAAGCTAAAGATCTGGCAGAATTGGACAAAACGATCCTTGTGGCTCAAGGTGGTGACCCCAGGGTAATTAATTTTACTGACCCGGACGCTTTACCTAATGTTGAAACATTGGACTATATTAAAAGAGGCTTCGACGACATAATAGATGATGCCTATACAGGTAAAGACGGACTCGGCCCTGCTTTTGGAAAAAAGTTGAAAACACTAAGGGACGAATTTGTTGATATCGTAGATGAAGCTACTACAGTGGGTGGCAGATCAATTTATAAAGAAACTCGAAAACGTTATGGAGATGCAGCAGAACTTAAAAAAGCTTTAGAAAAAGGTCAACAAGAATTTAGCAAGATGGATCCAACAGAAATAAAAATTTATAGGGATAAGCTTAGTGAGGCAGGAAAAAGTCTTTTTACAGTAGGAGCAGGACAAAACATTCTAGACGACCTTGCCAAATCACCCGAAACGATAGATGCGGCGAAAAGACTCATTAGGACTGAAGGTGCTAGGGAGAGACTGGAAGTGATTTTTCCAGATATAACACCGGGTGGATATGATTTACTTGAGGCTACTTTAAAAAACGAAACAAAACTTTATAATTTTTCTAAGGAAGTGACTAAAAGAATTAACTCAGCAAGAAACAGACAAGCTGGTGATTTTTTTCTGTCCGGAGATAGTGGGAAAAATGTCGTTCAAGCTCCCACTATTTCTAACTTCTTGCAGAATATATTTGCCTCGCTTGAGGGAAAAATTATCCCCGAAAAAGCTCAAAAAATAATGGCAGAAATGCTAATGGAAGGCGATCCAGATGAAATAGCCGCCGTAGTTAAGGCTGTGGACATCTATGTTGAAGAAGCTGGTTCAAGCATCCTCAAAAATGCAAGGAATCAAAATGCTGCAACGATAGGATTAGCGAATATCGCTGCAACAAAGACCGGAGCAACTTATGTTAATCCTGAAACTTCAGAAGAAGAACGTTTAGACATAGAAGATCTAAAAGCTCGCGCTGATAGTGCAGCCGATCGTGACCGAAAAGCTGCTGAAACACTCGTATCAACCGAAGCCGATCGTGACCGAAAAGATAATTCTAAGAGCGGGAAAGGATCAGTTGATTAAACCGATGCGTATGTATGGAGATGTAAAGCATGGAAGAGTATCAATTAATATTTAACATCTTTATCGCCATCATCGGTTTTGTTGGCGGCTGGATGGTCAATCGCGTCTTTGTATTAATCGACAGAATAGATAAGGACTTGAAAGATCTTCCTGGTAGATATATCGCCAAAGATGATTACCGCGAAGACATAAGAGAAATAAAAGAGCTTCTTGGAATTATCTTTACTCGTGTAGATGGTAAGGCTGATAAACAATGAAGTGGTTAACGCTGATATTTTTAATCTTAGTAGTATCAGCTAGTGGGTGCTCGACTTATATAGCAGCTATAGAAACTCGCTCTGCTAATGCAGCTGATCTTGAGCTAAAAGCTGCCATTTGGTCTGCGTGTGAGGCACCNACCGTAGGAGCTGTTAAACGCAGGTTTAAAACAGATGAAGCAATAGCCGTCTATTTTGAACAGTGTAAAAGCTTGCGTCAATGAGCTCAGTTACTAAGTGGAAAACTAAAAATCTTTGGGTGCGCACTCTTCCAGAAGCAGGCTGGTGGAAGATAACGAAAGTTTTAATATTTATTTATGATTCTAAAGAACTAAAAGTTCCCGTCGGATTCACAACTGATTTAGCAAGTGTGCCGCGTGTTCTCCGTAGCTTTGTCACCATTAATGGCATACATCGAAGAGCAGCCGTGCTTCATGACTGGCTGTATAGCAATAAAATGTATACTCGAAAAGAATGCGATAAAATATTCAAGCTAGCCATGCTCGAATGTGGATGTAGCGGTTTTGTGGCTAATACAATGTATTTAGGCGTTAGAGCCGGAGGCTGGACGAGAGGACGCTGGTAACTACCATCTTGCAGCGGGTCCACTGCGCGTATCAATATGGGTAAAGTTTTCGTAGCTACCCAGTCCAAATTTATTCTCGAAATCAAAGTGTTCAAAAACTTCGATAGCAGGCATTCCCCATACTACTATGTCAGCGGCTCGACCGTATAAGTGTTGGCTTTTTACGCCGCCGCCAATATGATCATTATAAGCCTTACATCTACAGCCACTCGTGATGGTGATTGCCTTGTTTATTTTTATACGAAAAGCTTGTAGCGTCTTTANNAGATCGGCATCTACAGTATTAAAACCGCAACCGCAAGAACATTCAAACTCTTGCCGATTAAAGTGTTCTGATATATCACCCATAATTGTTCTCAGTCTTCGCAAGTAGTGTGTGGATCATAAGGCGGCCAGCCTCCACGATCAACTGGCAAAATCCCTTGACTGGCATCAGCGTNCCAGATACCGACCATTTCACAATACTCAATTTCGTCAATAAACTCTTGTCTGTAATCTGATCTTCCAATCATACCCATCATCACAAGCATAAACAGTATGAGAGTCCACGTTAATGTTTGCATCGTACAATGCCTCTTAAGCTTTCAGCGATAAAATATATGATTTCCGATAGTCAGAATTTTGGTCATATACTTTGGTGATGACCATTTTGGATTAACATAATCGGCATGGTAGTGTGTAGATCCTTCGGTAAAATCTAGGCCAGCAGAGCCCTCGATAATGTGTTCAGCCAACGTAGTTGCTTTTAACATTGCTTTTTCTTCAGTAGGAAAATCAGACTTTCCATCACAGAACCAACTGTATTGACACTTATTTCTAATGGGAGTCTCGCTGAATTCATTATATCTAGCGTCATAGACCACACCGCAAATACTGTCTGGATATCTAGGGTCAGCTACTCTATTCATGGTGCTAAACCCTACTGCTAATTGACCCGCTAGAGGCTCGCTACGTGCTTCGTGATAAATGTTTAGTGCTAAACAGTAAATAGCTGCAACTTCAAGAACGCCCATTGTCCTGTCTCCTTTTAATTTCCCTATAGAGATACCAAGCGGCTTTCTTTAAGTCTTCCACGCCATTATCTTGATTTTTAAGGTCAGCCCTCCAGATATATTTGATGGCGTTGCCTAAGCAAAAGTCCATATGCTCAGTTATTTCAATACACTCAACACCGCTTGCGTGAGATCTATAATGGCGTGGATTAGTGCTGTCTTTTTCACCTTTATAATATCTCATGCTTTTTTGCCATAAAGATCGTTGTTTTTATGCTCTTTATGTATAGCCATAACATGACCCTGTAGACCTTCTTTACAATACATTTCAATCACCTCCTTGCAGTCATCAAAGGCCGATACAATGTCTGATGAGGTGATGCCCATTCGCTTGTATAAAGCATGGAGTTGTTTTTTCTTCAGGTCGGCAGCAGATGAAAGGTCATGATCTTCACGCATAATAATGCAGTCAGCTGTAATCTCGTTACGGTGCAGCCACTCTAATAATATGGGAGAGTAAAATTTGGGACGAGCAGTCAAAATCGCCAGTTNATAATTATTTTTTTGCACTATCCATTCATTGCCAGGAATGTCTAGGCCAGACAGCAAATGGTATTCATTATTTCGCGCCATNACGTCTTCTTTGGNGTGATCTATTTTTCCANCTCGCCAGCTGTCATCACTAATGGTGTTGTCCAGACCCACAATAATATACATAACAGTACTCCTTTTAAATCAATGGGTTATATTCCATTCTATAAGCTTTTCATCAATAATTGCTTGCTCTATCATAATCTCAGTTTGTAAGAGGTTTTCATCTTCATGACCACGCCCTTGATTAATAATTTGCTCTCTGGTGAGCTCTAAAAGTTCTTCTAAATCCTCAATAGTCATAATAAAATAATCCGTAGTCATTATAATATTGAATAATGTCTTGATGATCGCTTTCGTCAAAAACGCCATCAAAACCAGCTCTGAGCAGGTCTACACAATAAGATCGGCTATCAGAGTCACGGCAAATGAGGCGTGATAGAGCGTCGTCTTTTTCTTCAGGAGAAATATGCTTCAATAAACTATAAGGCGTAATTTTCTTATCTAGTATCTGAACTATGCCTTTATCCATTAATGCCCACAAAAAATCTTGGATAATTTCTTCGACCTCAGAAGGAGCAGTGTTAACGCTTTTAATGGGTACAACGTTACTAAAAGTCATTTTTAAAACTCCTAGATAAATAATCTATTGTTAGTTCTTTCATGATCTGACCTAGATTCTCGTTTGCCGATGCTGAGTCAAACTGAATCGCTTCAATTAAAGCTGTTTGCAGTTCTGCATTTAACTGATTAATACTGATTAAGGTAGCTTCTGCACCAATTGCTTCAAGAATCAAATCTCCATTATCTGAGATCTCATCGATCATTTTTAATTCTTCTTCTAGCAAGTAAGGTGCTTTCGGTTCCATGTCAGCCTCCTGTTGTAGTGCCTTATCTATTTGTGACATATAAGCATTTAAATCTGAGGTCACTCTGTCTGTTTCCTGATTCATATCCTGCTCCTTTGTTTATTTGCAGTCATTATATACCCGGTGATGTATCGTTGTCTACCTTTTTTGCAATTTCTTTTGCAACAGCTATTGCGCTGTCTGCACCTTTGCACACAAAAACTTGATGACCAACGCTTTCGAGGTAAAGAATCCAATCTTTTTGCTTGGCGCTGACGCTGCCGCCTTTAGAGCGTTTCATTTCAATCCAGACATTCCAGGCCGCTATAAAAAGATCAGGAACACCTGCCGAGACACCTTCAGCCTTTAATCTAGCGCCTGCGCTTGCCGATCTAGCTTCGCCATTAGGAATGGCAAATATCCTAATGTCTGGGTACTGCCGCCTAAACCATTGAATAAATAAGACTTGTTCCTGGTGCTCAGTTGGTATTGGCTTTTTTAAAACGGTATTATCATCATCCACTTGTCGCACTGATTTAGTTTTTCGGCGAAATCGGCTGGTGGTGCTTCTAAAAATTCTTGGCATATTCCATTCTCGTCATAGTGTTCGCATGTGTGGCAGCACTGCGGTTCTTTAATCTCAAAAAAAGCATCAACTGCTTCATAGTAATCAATAACAACTTTAGGCCGCTGATGTCTCATAACTTCTCCTGATGACATTGTAATAGCGCCCATTCTTTTCGTAATCTATCGCTGCTGGCGGCCTGGACTCATTAAGTGCCACAGAAGCTTGATGCAAGCCGTTAGCGGCGATTAGCTCATTATGACACCCGCTAGCATGAGAAATCTTATTAACCTCTCCTATGGCCTTCTGGCCAGCGTAACCGTCATGCAGAACGGCAAAGTATTCACTGATGGGCTTATCACTCAATGACGGTCCGTAATAAGTTGCTCTGAGCATATTGTTGCCAGCACGACTGGTGTACTCACACCAGTTCCAGCTTGCCACCTTCATCGTTAACTCTTTGTCTCTTCCCATAATGCAATCATCATGCAGACGCATCGCAATCCTGGTTTGACGCTCTGGGAACTTAAAACCACACGCTGGACAAGTCATCAAAGATAAATGCACAATTTCGTTACATTGATCACATATCTTGATAGGAGCCTCGCCTACACCCTCGCCTGCCTTGTGAGGTGGTCGCACCCTAGTAATGGGTCCATGCTCTGAAATATTTCCAGCAAAATCAAGTATTAAGCAATGTCTAGTGTGACTTTTTGGCCTTAAACCTCTTCCTGCCATCTGCATATAAAGCGAAGGAGACATAGTAGGACGCAGCATAGCGATAAGATCAATGTCAGGAAAATCAAAGCCAGTGGTTAACACGTTGGCGTTAGTCAGCGCTTGGATCTCGCCCGTCTTAAATTTAGCGATTAAATCTTCTCGCACCGAGTGAGGCGTTTTGCCGGTTACACAAGCAGCCGTTATTCCGGCGGTTTTTAAATCCTCTGCAATATGCTCAGCATGAGCCACACCCGTGCAGAAAAATAACCAGTGCTTGTAATCTTGACCCCGGCGAATAACCTCATCTACAACACGCCCATTGGTATCTCGTCTATCGACAGCAGATTGCAGCTCAGATTCTATGTACTCGCCGCCTCGCTTGTGTACACCGTCAACATTCAATGTGGCCTCAGTTTTCTTGCTTCTCAGCGTTGATAGATAGTTTTTGTGAATAAGTTCTTCAAGTGTGACGGGCTCAATGCGGTCATCAAACAAAGCACCATCTTCATCAATGTAGCCGTGGCCTAGTCTGAATGGCGTGGCGGTTAAGCCAATCACTCTTAAATTAGGATTGATTTCAAACAGTTGCGTGATTAAAGCCCGATAGCTGCCTTCGCTTTTGTGAGAGATAAGATGACACTCATCAACAATGACTAAATCAACGTGTCCGATTTCTTGAGATCGATTACGCACTGATTGAATGCCAGCAAAGGTGATCGGCTCCGACAGGTTCTTCTGTTTAAGTCCTGCACTGTAAATCCCTAACGGCGCATCACACCAGTGGAGCCTCATCTTTTCCGCGTTCTGCTCAATCAGCTCTTTGACGTGAGTCAGCATCAATATTCTAGTCTCAGGCCATTGCGTCAGCGCATCTTGACAGAGTGCGGCTACAATGTGGCTTTTACCACTACCCGTGGGCAGTACCAAACAGGGATTGCCTTCGTTCTTTCTTAACCAATCATAAAGCAGGTCAATTGACCGCTGTTGATAGTCTCGCAACTTCACGCCACTATTCTCCCGTCTAAGGTCTTACGAAACACATCCAGAGTGCCACTGGCGCACATGTCAGGATTTGCAATAATCTCTTTGCCTGAGTATCCAGCCTCGCCGTTCAACACTTCTTTGTCATTAATAATATAAATAGTTTCCCACTTGCTGTCAGCCTCTTTGCGATCATAGGGCACAAGATCGGGATGAACAACGTGGCTATCACAGCCCTGATGCTGAAAATCNATGGGGATATCTTCTGACGCAAATCGCTCACAGTTCCACGTGGAACTACTAGTTGCTGATGAATGGGCGCACGTTCTACAGTTGCCTTGTTTGGTGGGCTCACCGTTGTGGCAAAAAGAGTAAGCTGAGCAGAACTTGCACAGATACCACGCCTTGCTTGCGCCAGTACAGGGCTCAGGCATTCTGTCGGCTAAAGCAATGCGATGCCCTCTTGCCACCGCTTTCTTGGCAACAGTCTCATCAAACTTAACGCGCTCTGTGTAAAGCCTGTCATCGTCTTTGCATACAGCCACATACAATGCACGCTTTAACTTTAAGCCCAGCATGTACACTTGCATCTGCACGTAATGCATAGGTTTAGATTGCGCAACACCTTTTGATAAATCATTAAAGCTTTTTTTACTGTGTGTCTTAAACTCCGCCACATGCTTTGTTTTTTCGGCGGTTGGAACGCCTGTATGAATAATGCCGTCAACGCTGCCTGATACGTGACAGCCAAAGTCAACTCTGTCTTGACCTCCGCTAATATCCATGCCAATGGCTCGAAGATCGCTAATGATTAGATCCTCTTCTAACTGTCCACGTCTAAACAATCTTAAAATTCTACCGGGAAAGCTTTCAACGACAGCCCAGCGAAAAGAAAGCCATAACCAACGATCACAATGATGACCCAAGGTGGAGGCGCCCAAATGAGGACGTGGCTTTTCTTGACGGCTTTGATGAGAGGCATCGATCATGCTTGCAATATGCTGGATTGGCTTAGGAATTTCTGCCATACTCGTAATCCTCAGTAAGTGGTGTCTGCAGATATCACGTTAGCGCCCCGTTGCCAGGGCGCTTTTTTTTGATCTAATTTTCTCTATTTAGCTCACGTCATTTATGTGTTCGGCTAGTGCCTTTGCAAAAAGTGGAGGTACCGCGTTACAAATCTGAGTATAGTGTTCTATGGTGGTTCCTTCGAAGATATGCCTATCAGGAAATGATTGTATCCGTGCGCATTCTCTTGGTGACAAGAACCGATTTAATTCTGGATGAATTGAGGTCATTCCCCTTGTCCAATAAGCAGTATAGGAGGGCTGGTCTTTTTTTGCTCTTCGGTACCCACCTTCGTAGTGCGTTTTATTTTCACTAAAATCGCCTACTATAGAGGACATATTGCCACCAATTGGCACCGACGAAATTTTATCTAAAACCCGTTGGCTGTGCGATTGAGTAGTGTGGTTGGAAACCATATCTGAACCTTTTCTCATCTCGTCTTGAAATGAATTAATAGGCTCCTTTTCATATTTAAAAACACCGTGACGTTCACCATGAATAACATGAGGAAGATCTGAAATTGCATCCCACAATGTGACTAATGGAAGTTTTTTAAATAAACCTTCTTGTGCTCCATGACTCGGTTCAGGAAAGCGAAATTTTCGATCAATAGTACCAATCGCCACAAAACGTTTTCTATTTTGCGGAACGCCATAATCGCTAAAATTTAAAATTCTTGATTCAATTGAATAACCAAGTTCTTCAAAAAGCTCGATAAACTGTTTGTAAAAAAATCCATTATACAATCTTTTAAAACCAGGCACATTTTCAAAGATAAACATATTAGGCCGAATTTTTTTTACAATTTGATAGTAGGAAAATACAAGATTGTTTCGTATGTCATCTTTTTTCTTGTAACCTTCGTTACTGAATCCTTGACATGGTGGACTGCCAACTACTAAATCCACTTCTGGGAATAAAAGGTCCTCGTTTTTCTCTAGATCAATTTTGCTTATTTTAAATTTAAAATTTCTTTGAGCTGTATCGCAGGCACTTTGGTTTATTTCATAAAACCCATTATTGATCCAACCTGCTTCACTCAAGCCACTAGACCAACCCCCACAACCAGCAAATAAATCGATATATGTTTTCAAACTGAAAATCTTCTATTTGATAGTTTTCGTAATGTAATCTTGAGATCCTCAATACTTTTATTTGCTGGTTGCAATACAGTAAACCACTTTTCTCTATTTAGACCAAGGGGGTGTTGCTTTAACGGCAGGCGCTTCTTCCGCAGGCTCCGCCGCACTTGGCATAGGAGCAGCACCGCCCTTAATAGCTTTAAAGCCAGCTACATCGTTAGAGGCATCGTAGCCGCCACTAGCCTCACGTACTTTGACCTTGACTTCAAGATGACCACCCACCAGCTGATCAGTATCCTCGACTGAGGCAAGACCGATAGCCCGCATCAACTCACCTAACTGCTGAATGCCAATGTCTTGAGCTTTAGGGTTAGGGTTACGGATGTTTAGGTTGCCGAACACCACACGACCCTGATGAGTTGGCCCAAGCACGTCATAACGTACTGCAACGTATTGACCTGTGCCCGCCTTGGTATCCTTAAGCTCGGCGGCGTTTATAGACACTTCGTACCATCCTGCTGGGATCGGCTCAAAGTTATTGTCTGATTGAGGGATGTCGTTTGTATTAAATGATTGTCCTAGATTAGCCATGTTAAACTTCCTCTTTTTCGATAGTAAATGATGGGCGACTAGCCTTTGTGGTGATCGCCTCTAGTAAAGCTTGCGTGATACTTTCATCAGCAGCTTGCCACGCCGCCATGTTTATTGAAGGAACCCAGCGAAAAAGCTGACCCAAATGTTCGCTCAAACCAGCCTCGTGAGCCAATTCTTGCAACTTTTCACCGTCAACTTTATTAGCAACTCTCTCTACAATCTTAATCTTGTAGCCCGAATCACTGACATTGCGAGTACCCTCTAAGTTAGAGCCAAACTGATTCATGAGTTCGTCTTCAAGTGAACGACGCACCTCAATNGCAGCTCTCTCTTTGGCTTTGGCATCAAGCCACCGTTGATAGATAGTGCCTTGGCTCACTTAACACCTCCTACCTTGGCTATGATCTCGCCAAGATCTGGAGATTCCCAACCGTCCAACTTGCCGGATCGGTCTTTGGCTAGCCATAAGCCGTCAGAATCACACATCAAAGCGCGTTGAGTTTTACCGTCCTCATCCTTCTCTACCCGCAGTGCAAGTACTTCATCAAAAAAGTAAGGTAGTTTTTGAGCCGTCTTGTTGCCAGGTAATGAGGGGAAATACAACATTCTTCCCATCTCATCCTGCTGCTTTTCTAACTTAGCAGTCATCAAGACATGCATCTCAAGATCACGAAAGGCTCGGATAATTTCCGATAACTGCGTATCCATCTCGCCATACGCTGCACGGCCATCCTTGTTATTTTTCTTTTCATGAGACAAAACTACTTCAGCAATCTCAGAGATTGAGTCCAACACGACCGACTCATAATCTTTAGATTTACTAACCCATTCATAAGCTTCGTGCAGATCATCCATGCTATTTATTTCTATATAAGGAATATTATCGTCCTTTAAAGAAAGCAGACCGCCCTCAGCTGATAACACTATCGGCTTAGGTAGAGTCTTAGATAGCGTAGTTTTACCGCAACCTGCTTGACCATAGGCTAAAACTTTGAGACCTTTGTTCGACAGATCTCCCGTTGTCTTTAATTGTATTGCCATTTTATGTTTTCCTTTTAGTATCTCGGTTGGAAGTATTCCGGTAGAGATGTTGCTATAGTAAACACATTCCTGCATAATCACAAGCATTAAAGGTAAATTAATTGACACGGACGGATAAAAAATGGATTTAGATCAAATCAAAGAGCAGTTAAAGGACTCTAATTTACGAAAGGTTGCCGAATCCTGTGGATTACATTACAACGTTGTTACTCGTCTCATGAAGGGCGACACCGATCCGCGCTACAGTACAGTCGAGCAACTCACTAAGTATATTAAAGAGAGAAGCGGCGCTGACGGAGGCCGTAAATCCGAGACAAAAGCAACAATAGATATCGGACCAAGAGCACAGGAGAACGGTTGATGGCAAAAATCTTTGATCATCCTTTCCGCCCACAAGAGGCACCAAGGACTGATCCCCCAGAGCTGCAACTAATAGCAGCAATACAAAACGCAGGATTAGAACCACCCGAACGGATAGAGCTCGATGGTAAGCTACATAGATGGAGTGGCAGTGGTAAAAAAGGCAAAAACAGTTGGTACTGTTGTTTCGCCGATGGTATTCCTGCTGGCCGATTTGGTGATTGGCGCTTAGACCTAGAAGTTACCTGGCGTGCAGACGTTGGTAGGACACTCACATCCGCCGAGCAGATGGCGCACAGTCGCAGGCTTAGTGAGGCTAAAAAAGTCCGTGATGCTGAAATGGAACAAAAGCGTGAGGTTGCAAGCCATACCGTTGAAACTATTTGGAGTAAATGCACAGGATCTGAGGATACTCACCCTTACTTACAGCAGAAAGGCGTTAGCTCTCACGGCTCCCGTGTTACGGGTGATGGCCGACTAGCACTGCCGCTATTTGGGGATGACGGCAACATCAGTAGTCTGCAGTACATCAGTTCAGAAGGTAGCAAGCAGTTTCATCCCGGCGGTGCTGTGTCAGGCAAGTTCTGGACGCTCGGATCAATGGACGATGCAGGTCCACTATTTATAGCCGAAGGCTTTGCTACATCCGCTACCATCGTTGAAGCCACCGGGCGGCCTTGCGTTGTGGCTTACAGTGCCAGTAATATACCAGCCGTTGCACAGATTATGCGTGCAAAATACACAGCTGATCAAGAAATCATTGTTGTGGCTGATAACGACGAGCACGGCGTTGGTCAGAAATATGCAGAACTTGCGTGCACCCAGTCGGGCGTCAAGATGGTTATTCCTCCGATCACCGGCGATGCCAACGATTATGCACAAGCCACCAGTGACCAAGACTTATTAGACCACCTATTGCCACCGGCTAGTAGTATATACAACGTACTCCGTGTCATCAGTGGTGATGCACTACCGGGTGACTATCAAGCCCCCGATGAGCTGATTCAAGACATGATTGTACGTAAATCCCAGGCTATGTTGTTTGGCGATAGCAACTCTGGCAAGACATTTTATGCCCTATCCATGGCTCATGCCATCGTAGAAGGCGTGCCTTTTATGGGTAAAAAAGTAGAAAAAGGNGCCGTTATATACCTTGCTACCGAAAGTCCCGCCTCTGTTATTAGCCGTGTTCAAGCCATCAAAAGCCATTACAAATGCGACATGGCCAACCTATTTATCGTCCAAGTGCCTATTAACTTCTTTACCTCAGATCAGCACTCTGCTCAAATAGTTGACCTGGTTCGTCAAGTAGAATCTGACACCGGTGCCAAGGTTAACCTCATCATTGGCGATACCCTGGCACGCATGACAGCCGGTGCCAATGAGAACAGTGGTGAGGACATGGTGCCCATCCTACAGCGTCTAGATAGCGTGGTTTATGAGGCCGATACCGCCTTCTTAATTATCCATCACAGCGGTAAAGATGCCTCCCGTGGCGCTCGTGGTAGCTCAACCATTAGAGCCCATGTGGACACCGAAATCTTCGTTGTCGAGGATAATTTAGAGCGCACAGCCTCCATAACCAAGCAGCGAGAACTCCCCTCAAAAGGTGTCGAAATACCCTTCAAACTCGAAATAGTACAGATGGGAATCAGCAAATTTAATGAACAAGTCAGCACCTGTGTGGCCGTATTTGACGAATCAGCACGCCACAAAAAGGTTAAATCAGACTCGAAAATTGAGAAGAATAAGAAGCTAATTGAACGCGCTTGGTGGTCAGGTGGGGCAGAAACCAGAGCTTATAAAGGTATACAAACGCCTTATTTCAGTAAATCAGCCTTTAAAGAAGTGCTAAGAAATGATGGATTAGGCGAGTCTAGTATTAGCAATTATATGAAAATGAGCTACGAAAATGGACCCATAGCGTTACTCACAAACGGTGAAATAATCACCAAAAAGGAGCACGGATTTGTCGTCTTAGATCAGGTTTTGGCGTCCGCTTTTATGCTCAGAAAGGGAGATGTTAAGTGATGTTTTCGGGTCGAATTAGCAGCTTATTTGGGGCGTTATTGGGGGGCTTATTTTGGGTGTTTTTACACGTGTTTTTTTGGGTGTTTTTACCCTGTTTTTTGGCCATCTCAGTGGTCACTATAGTTTTATCATGACTGTACAATTTTTGAACAGTTTAATAGGTACAAAAAGTACAATTGTACCTATTTGTACTTTTGTACATTTTGTGCAAATTTTGTACAATAATAGGTACAAAAAGTACAACAACCCTTTAAGGGGTTGTACATTTGTACCTTTTACAAATGCCCTTGTGATTGTACCAAAGTTAAAACGGAGATAGACTGATGGGATTTAAAGGTAAAACCGCTGAATTCGCCGCTATATTAGCCGCTGAATCAGTTGATGAATTAGACGATGAATTAGGCGATGGATTAAGGGATGATTTAGAGGGGGCTTTAGACGGTGAGTTAGAGGACGACTTAAAGCTCGGTTCAGATGAAGACTCTAAGGAAATTGCAAAGAAAGTCTCACGCTTAAAAAACATTGCAGCTTCAAAGCGAGATGACAGGGCTAAAAAAGCTGGGGAGCTAGCCGAAGCTATCGGGCTACCGCAAGATGTTAGTCCATACAACAGGGATGGAAAGAGGGTGTCGACGGAAGCGAAGAAATTAATTTGTGCTAAAGTTTTTAAAATCATGGAGGGTGGCGTTCCGTGTGGAAAAGCGTGTGACAAGGTTGGAGTGCCGAGAAGTACGTTGATGAAGTGGGTTAGGCCGGAGGGAAAACTCAGAGATCAGTATGTACAGGCACGTGAACATATGATCCATGTCGTCGCTGAAGAGATTTTAAAGATTTCTGACGAAGAGCCGGTTTCGATTGTTGACCACAAGGGAATCACTCGTTATGACAATGCGGCAGTGCAGCATCAGCGCTTACGTGTTGATTCTCGAAAATGGCTGTTGAGCAAGATGATGCCAAAGACATATGGTGATAAGTCTGTGCAAGAAGTGACTGGTGCAGATGGTGGTCCGTTGACGGTGACTGCTTTGGACTTAAAAAACCTGACAGACGAAGAGTTAGACAATATGGATTATCTAATGAATAAAGGGTCGAGCCAGGAAGGATCTGAATGAATTCAGTTGTCGCATCAGCGATTGCGCCCTCGGTTGTTGCCGACGCGATTAAGTTAGAAAGAACTCGTAGGGCGGCCTCAGCGTCGCTGTACGAGTTTGTTCGTCAGTCCTGGCATGTTGTTGAGCCTGGGGTGGACTTTGTTGAGTCATGGCACATAGAGGAGATATGTGAGCACTTAGAAGCTATTAGCGCTGGTGATATTCGCAAGTTACTGATTAATATTCCGCCTCGCCACTCTAAAAGTACGATTGTAAGCATAATCTGGCCGATGTGGGAGTGGTTGACTGATCCGGCGCAGAAGTTCTTGTGTGCATCCTACTCTGGCGCTTTGAGCATCCGTGATAATTTAAAAGCGCGTCGTTTGGTGCAATCGCCTTGGTATCAAGCGCGTTGGGGCCATATGTTTGATCTGAGTGGCGATCAAAATGCCAAACAGCGATTTGAAAACTCAGCAACAGGCTATCGTATTGCCACGTCTGTTGGTGGAACAGCAACGGGTGAAGGTGGGTCTAGATTACTGCTTGATGATCCGCATGCTGCTCAAGAGGCGCAGTCTGATGCGATTCGTGAGTCTAGCATCGAGTGGTTTGACCAAGTCTGGTCTACTCGGCTCAATGATCCTAAGCTAGACGCTATGGTGTGTGTTATGCAGCGATTGCATGAACGCGATATCAGCGGTCATATCTTGGAGGATATTCGAGGCTGGGAGCATCTAATGATTCCGGCAGAGTGGGACGGTAAGCGTCGTAAAACTATCCTTGGTGCGTATGATCCACGTCAGAAAAAGGGCGAGCTGATATGTCCTGAGCGTTTTGGCACGAAAGAAATTGAAGATCTAAAGCAACTACTGGGAACGTATGGAACGGCTGGTCAGCTGCAGCAAGATCCTAGTCCAGCTGAGGGTGGCATTCTTAAAACAGACTGTATTGAGATGTGGCCTTGCGATAAAGGACTGCCGCCATTTGAGTACATATTGCAGAGCTATGACTGTGCATTTACTGAAAAAACTTCAGGAGATCCAACAGCTTGCAGCACTTGGGCGATATTTACGCATCGAGGTCAGCACCATGTGATGCTGATTGACGCTTGGGATGAGCATTTAAGCTATCCTGATTTACGAGAGCGAGCAATCAAGGACTGGAATGTTGAGTACGGAGGCATGACTAAGGATAGTCAATTCTCTAGAGCAAGACGTGCTGATCGTATACTTGTCGAGGCTAAAGCCAGCGGCCAATCATTACTACAAGATTTGAGATTGGCTAAGGTTCCTGCTATCGGCTACAATCCAGGTAATGCTGACAAGATAAGCAGGGCTCACCAGGCAGCTCCAACGTTAGAGCTGGGCATGGTTTGGATACCTGAATCTAAGCAGAATCCAGGACATTTTGTCAGCTGGGCTAATGACTTTGTTAAGCAACTTGGAAAGTTTCCTGTTGCTCCACATGATGATTACGTTGATACTTTTACGCAGGCTATTATATATTTCAAGAATGACCGATGGTTTGAATTGCCCCAAGCCAGAGATCCAGACGATAAGCGACAGACTGAGCAGACTGTCAGGGCTAACCCATATGCAGCTTAGGAGCGATCAATGTCTCTGAAGGATGATCTGGAATTGAATAAGCCAAGGCGTACACCTACGCATCCTACTAAGTCACACGTTGTGAAGACTACTGTAGACGGCAAGCCTAAGATGATTAGGTTTGGTCAACAAGGTGCTAAGACTGCAGGCAAGCCNAGNNCTAATGACACCAAGCAGGACATAGCTAAGCGCAAATCATTCAAGGCTAGGCACGCCTCCAACATTGCCAAAGGTCCAGCCTCTGCAGCATACTGGGCTGATAAAGTCAAGTGGGCTGAAGGCGGTCCAGTTAACGGCCTTGAGGAGCTCCTCATTAAGTATGAAGCCGAAGCCACCCAGCCCCCGTCAGAACCGACTCCGTCAGCTCCATTGTTCAATGCCGATAGAGTTGAACAAATTGCTATGGATATCATGAGCTTACAGAACGAAGCTGCTCCGCAGCCTACGAGTCCACCCCCTAACGGCGTGTATGCAACGCATGTCATGCCTGATGGCACAATAATGGCTGGCGCTACGCATAACGAGAATACTAGAGATATAGCAGATAGTTATAATAAAACAAATGGTTATACTAAAGAAGACGTTGATGTTATTTATGATGCAGATAAGATAAATAAAATTGCACAGGGTATAATGACTGAGAACTTTGCAGAAGGCGGTCCAGTGATTTATAACGCGAGTAGGATTAACGAAATCGCCAACCGAATATTAGAGGAGCTTTAACGTGGCTGAAGAAAATGAGCTTGAAGTTGAGATAGAGCAAATGACGATGATTGAGATTCCAGACGAAGAACTGGAATTTGAAGATACGGCAGACGGTGGAGCCGTTGTTATGATGGAGAAGATTACCATTCGAGAGGGCTCTGATCATTTTGCCAACATTGTTGACGACGTTGATCAAAGGTTGCTGAAAGAAGCTATCAATGACTTGATGGTTAAGATAAGTCGTGACAAAGAAGCTCGCCAGAAGCGAGATATGCAGTACGAAGAAGGCTTGCGCCGCACAGGTCTTGGCGATGATGCGCCCGGTGGAGCTCAGTTCCAAGGCGCAAACAAAGTTGTGCACCCTATGCTGGTTGAGGCTTGCGTTGATTTCTCCGCTCGATTCATTAAGGAAATATTCCCGCCTACTGGCCCAGTAAAATCCAAGATCATAGGTGAGGCTGACAAGGCCAAGGTCGGCAAGGCTCAGCGTAAGACTGAGTTTATGAACTGGCAGACGACTGAGCAAATGATTGAGTTTCGCTCAGAGCTTGAGCAGTTAAGCACGCAGCTGCCATTAGGGGGTGGTCAGTACATGAAGTTTATGTGGAACTCCCGGTTTATGCGGCCCACCTCTGAGTTCGTGCCTATTGATGATATCTACTTGCCCTTCTCAGCAACAAACTTCTACACCGCCGAGCGTAAGACTCACGTTCAGTACATTACGCAGATGGAATATGAGAAGCGGGTTGAGGCTGGCATGTATGCCGATGTAGATCTGCCTTCGCCCAATGATCCAGAATTTAGTGCGCCAGAACGTGCTAATGAGAAGATCGAAGGTAAAACCAACACCAGTTATAACGAAGACGGGCTGCGGACAATCTTTGAAATATACACGTCTATGGACTTTGAAGATGGCGAAGGTTTAGCGCCTTACATCTTGAGTGTTGATAAGTCTTCAGATCTGCCTTTAAGTTTATACCGCAACTGGGAAGAAGACGACAAGCGGAAGAACGAGCTGCACTGGATTGTAGAATTCCCCTTTGTTCCATGGCGTGGTGCTTATCCCATTGGACTGACGCACATGATTGGCGGTCTTAGTGGAGCAGCGACTGGCGCGTTGCGTGCCTTGCTAGACTCTGCTTATATCCAGAACGTGCCTACTTTATTAAAACTGAAAGGAGGACCCAACGGCCAGACGCTGAATGTTCAGCCTACTGAGATTGTTGAGATGGAAGGCGGTGCGTTGATTGATGACGTGCGTAAGCTAGCGATGCCTTTGCCATTTGCAGGGCCGAGTCCTACGTTGTTTCAGCTGTTGGGCTTTTTGGTTAATGCGGGTAAAGGCGTTGTTCAGACATCGTTTGAGAAGTTTAACGATCAGAATCCGAATGCACCTGTTGGCACCACCATGGCTATTATTGAGCAGGGAATGGTTGTATTCAGCTCGATTCATTCACGCCTGCATGCTGCTATGGCTCGCAGTTTTGATATCTTGCACCGCATTAACTCTATGTACTACACGCAAGAAGAGCTTGATGCTTTGGATGTGGGTTTAGAGATAACCGCTGAAGATTTCGATGGACCCAGTGATGTGGTNCCGATCAGTAATCCGGCGATATTTAGTGAAGCTCAGCGCTTTGCTCAGATTCAGGCGATTATGCAGCGTGCTGAAAAAATGCCTCAGATGTATGATCAAGAGGCGATTGAGAAAATGTTTTTACAGACGCTTAAGGTGCCTGCTGCAGAAGTGATGCGGCCTCAGTTATTTAAAGAAGATCGAGATCCTGTTAGCGAAAATGTAGCAGCGGCTATGAGTCAAGGTATTTTTGTATTGCCTCAACAAGATCATTTGGCGCATTTGCAGGTTCATTTGCCGTTCTTGAAGTCGCCTATGTTTGGCTCAAGCCCTGGCATTATGAGCACATTCTTTTATCCGATGGCTTTGCATATGCGTGATCATTTGCTGAATTATTATTTGGTTGAATCGCACAATGCGGTTGATGTGGCGCAAACCGAGCAGATAATACCTGAAGAGGCGGAGCAGCAAGTCGATGTGATCTTGAAGGTCCAGGCGTTTATTGAAGAGCAGCTGGGCGGATT